TTTGTATCATTTAAAAGCTTATCTTTTACACGTAACAGCTTATCTTTAGATTCCAAATCAGACTCCACTAATTTATCATTGATTAAACCTATACACTCCCTAACCAAAGATGTGTATATTTCTTTTTTCTCATCATCGTTAGATTCTATAAGAGCTTTAAGTATTTTTCTTTCTGATTCAGTTAAATCAACATATCTCTCATTATATTTATCTACTAATATTGAAGTCATCATACTGATTGGTAAACCATTCGATTCAACAATTTCTTTCGGTTTGTTGTTTAATATATAATCAACTATACCATTAGTAGCTTCTATTATAGCATCTATTGTTTCTGGTTTTCTCTTTGTGAAGATAAGTGCAGCTATGTTTTCATGTAACGTTTTATTGTCATACTCCATATCCTCTTTCAATAATTCACCTTTATCGCACAACGTGATGAAAGAAGATAAATTTTCATTAGCCTCAATTATTTTCTTTTTATCAAATTCAGAGAATAAACTTATATTTTCTTTAACATATTGAATTGCACTCTCTCTGTCAGATTCTATCTTATTTTCTATATTTGAGATAACCAAAAACTGAGTTTTTAATATTTCATTTTCTTTTACTGTTTTAACATATTTCTTGAATAAATCCAAAGATGCAACATCTTTTGTTGCTATACCTTCCGAAACTAATTCATTAAATACGTTCTTAATCTTACCAAAGTTTTTCATCCTTCCCGTTTAATTTATAAATATCATTATTTAAGGTAAAAAGTGATTATTCATCTAACATTTTATTAATATCGTCAATCATACTATTGATTGAGTTATTAACCTTTACGTTTTTATCATAAATTTTAACCTTTTCCTCCTTAATTTTATCTTCTGGTTTTATTGATTCTAACAATGTAACAAATCTACCTTGGTATTTTTTAGTTCTTTCGTCTAATTTATTTTTAAGTATTTCTTTTCTTTCAGTTAATAACTTCTCAGTCTTTTTTATTGTTTCCGCAACAGCTTCACCACCAAATTCTTCAGCTCCACCAGCTTCACCACCAGCTTCGGGAGTTTCACCACCTATTCCACCTTCAGCCTCAGCTTCAGCACCACCTTCAGCACCACCTTCAGCACCACCTTCAGCACCACCAAAGTCTAAATCTTCACCAGACACACCTCCGCCTCCGAATGAACCACCAAGACCTCCGCCTCCGCCTCCACCTTCAGCACCACCTTCAGCTCCTTCACCACCACCACCACCACCTTCTAAAGCAGCTTTGTAATCACCATAGATTCTATCAACTATGTCAAACATACCAGTGTGTTTAATAACAGCACCAGTGTTAGCTAATTCAGCCGCAGCTGCTTTCTCCATACGTTGTTCGAGTAAATCTTGTTTAATCTCATCATCAGACCACCCTAAGATTTCTCTGTGTGCACGAGTCATTGACATAGGTGCAAAACCATTACCAGCATCAGATACAGCATCTTTGTAAAGTGTGACTTTAAGTTGTGTGTGTTCAACTTTAAGCATTTCAGCTTGTGTTGATGGATTATTAAGTGTTAATGTGAAGTTATCTAAATCTTCTTCAAACCCTAATATGTATAAATGTATAATAGCAATCTTATTCAACTCTTGTAACATAGATTGTTGGATTCTATTAATTGTTCTAGAGAAACGAATATCTTGCATTGCTAAGTTCTTACCTTCACCAGCTGATTCTTCAAACCCTAAGAAAGGTTTTGGTACACGTAAAGATGTAAATAGATTACTTCTTAGGTATTCAATATCAGCAATTTGGTCAAGATTTGATGCCCCTGGAAGTGTTTCAATTGGGTTAGGTGCGTTTTCTGAACGAACTGGTATAAAATAATCTTGGTCGTTTGATAATTGATTGTAACGTAAATCCATTTGACCAGTTTGTGGGTCAGTAATTGGCATACGTTTGAATCTATCAGCAATTGTGTTTACGTATTGTTCAACATCAGCATCATCAATGTTACCCACATAGATTTTATATACACGTCTTTCTGGGGCTCTAGTTACACGATATACCAACATACTATCCTCTGATAAGATAAGTTGTTTCCAAATACGTCTAGACTTCTCTAACACACTCGTGCCATAAGGCAAACGCCTATCATCACCAGCCAAACGGAAATGTGCAATTTGCCATGAATTAAATTCAACATCACGACCTCTCCAAAAGAATTTAACTTTATCAGTTGTAGTATTAGTTTCAGCTGTGTTCATAGTTTCTCTACCAGAAATCATATCAAATAACCCAGTCTCTCTACGTTCCATTTCGTAGTTAGGCATTTGTTTACCACCAACAATACCATGTCTATCGTCGATATTCATATAAACGAAGTTATCACCATATTTACAATTTGACAAAAATACACCAGAAGTCCTTGAGTATGAACCAGTTATATCTTTACCTAATACTGGAAAGTTGTGTCTATCGTGTTCACCATTAGGTCCAACAGCTTCTAAACAATATACGTCAGATGTTTCTTTTAATTTAACAACAGAAACTACTTTATGGTTTAATAATGGTTTTTCTTTTGTTTTACTTAGATAAATAGCCTTAGCTTTAATGTATGATTTATCTAGCACTAAATTTGGTTTAATAGATAACACATAATCAAAATAATTTTGGTTTGTCTTTCTAAAAATAACTTTATTAAGTGTTGTAGGGTTAATTGATTTGATAATATCTTTTCTTAACGAATAATTAACCTTAAAAAGTTGAATAAAATCGTCATCATTTTTAAGTAATTCTGATAATTTATTAATACCAATATAATTTTCAGAATTTTTTATGATATTTGAAATATAAATTAAACATTCATCAGTTATAACTATAGTCATACCCTTTTTTGTCTTTTCAATAAAATCATCAGAATTCCAATTAGTCAACATTTTCTCAGAGCGAATTTCGTTATGTTCTGTGTGTAAATCAGAATTATTATATTGTTTAAAATATTTAGGGTAAATACCAGACATTTCTTTAGATAAACGTTCTTTTCTTTTATCTGACCTTAAATATCTATCGATACCTTCCATTCTTTTTTTAATAACTTCTGGTTTATCCCTATAAATTTTTAAATTTTCAGAACTTCTTTCATGTAAAATAGAATGGTCACCAAAAGTCATTCGTCTTAAATTATTAGGTGAATTATCTTTCTTTTTAAAATTAATATGATGTGTTAACCATTTTTCTTTTATTGTGTTTTCATATTCTACATCTTTAATGCAATCATTAGCAACTATTCTATGTGTATATTCATACTTATTAGTGTTAGGGTTAAATACTTTTTCATAACCAGTTATCCTATCTTGTTTTTCAGTACTAGTGATAGTATAAAAAGGCATCAAAGATTGTCCTTCAGTTAAAGCGTCAGCTCGTTTATATGAACCATCTCTAAGCATATATTCATGGTCTGGTGTTGTATCGATATACGTACCATCATCCAATGTAACCCTTATTAATTCACTATCTTTTCTAGTAAGGTCACACCATATAATTTTACTAGGCACAATTGCTTTAGTACCATCTTGTATTGCATAAGACCAAATTTCCTCACCATTTTTTACTCTATTAGAAAGTTCTTTAATAGTTATTTCAGTACCATCCAATAATGGTATCACACTATCCTCTCTAATAGGTGTATTTCTTGTCCACATAGGTAAAGAGGTGTGAATATCTAATCGATTGAAAAATAAATCTTCTAATATACCTTTAACTCGTTTGCTATCAGAATATATGTTAAGCATCCTACCTTGGTCATTTAGAGTTGTTGACTCTTCCATCATAACGTCCAAAGCCGCTGCTATAGTTGGGTAAAACTCCATGGCTTCAAAATCTGAATACGAACCAATACGAGTTGTTTCATAGTTGATTGATTGTTGGAATAAACCACTCTCAACTTTCTTCCATACTTGTCCTAAATATTTATTTTGTTGTGCTTGTAATTTAGCTGTTTCATATTCAGACTTGCTATCAGTTTTAAGTAATTCACCACCACCAATATTAAATCTTTGTGTGGTTTGTGCTTGCCTTTGTGTTTGTTTAACATTGTTAGGGTTTAGTACTTGCCCTAACTTTTGAAATATTGTTAGATTTCTATTATCTGCCATAATTTGTTTTTATTTAAATATAATGTTTTTTTTAAAAAATTAAAGACTTTATTGAACATAATCACACTGAACATATGCATCATGACGAGCAAGCCCATTAACAACTGACACATTGTATACGTATTTTGTTATCCAATCTTCACCTTGTGAATATGGTGTTGCGTTACAAAAATAATTACCAACACTACCTTTTCTAATACTAGCGTTACCACTAGTGTTATTTGGTGGTGGTGACCATTGGTATAAATCACCACCACTTGGTCTGCTTTGAATAAATACTCTACTACCTAAACTCATTTTATTATCTCATTTTATTATTCCCACCAAATAACCACATGTATTGACCAGTAGGGTCTTGTACATTCTTATATGCAGCGTGTTGAGGGTTTATTTTTGTTACTGTTTGTTTTGTTAC